TGAGACTGCCCCTCCCGATTTTACACACGATGTGCCCCCGCAGCGGTAAGGCCTGCGAGGTTTTTGTGACGCTGACGTGTCCCGACCCAGGCGAGCCCTCGCTCTCCCAACGGCAGGTCCCGTCACGCTTTGCTGTTTTCTCAGACAGCGAGCGCGGGCATGGCCCGCGACGCTGCTGCCAGGCGACTTCCAACGGCAACCGCACGGCCCACAGCCATGCCGGTGTTCGCCACGACATCCGCAATGTCGACGACACCGTTGCCTAGCGCCACCGCCCCTTTCACCATCCTGTCCCAGAGCGCATCTGATGCGACAGGGTGGTGAGTGTGGGATGCGCTTGCTGGATGGTCCAAGTCGAATCGAACTCGGAACTCCATGGTGATCAACAACTCAAGGGACGCACCACTCGGGTTGAAAATCACGATCGGAGCCCAACCCGCCGGCTCAATGCTCGCACCATCGAGCGTAAAAGCAGACGAGTCGGCCAACTTGCACAATGGGGTGAACTTGCTGACCTCGGTCATGTTCAGCGGGTACGAGTTGATCTGTACACCCCGGAGTGCTAGCTTGGAAGCTGCAAGGAGGCGTGGGTTCTGAAACTGGACGAATTTCTCCATGTAACTATCCCACGTTTCGTTCCGACCCGCGATCGCCGTCTGTGTGTTCATGACACCAGCGTAGACAATGCCCGAAGCCGACTGGAGGGCTGTTGGACACATGATCTGCACTGAAAGAGCAGACGGGACCAGGGTGGCCGCATCACCTAAACCCCCAAGATCTAAAGTGATCAGTTGGGCGTTCGAGGGCGCGGTGATCGCACTCCCAGAAACGACGTCCGTCACCATCACAGCTTCCGACCAATCGAAATGCTGTTCCGGCATGTTCGAACCGCACTGGAATGTGCCGATTACGTTCGCGTGCGTGCTGATCTGTATACGGCGCGTCGCGCGTATAGTGGTGTAAGGACCCACTGCACGAGGCAAGGGTAGATGGGCCAAATGCTTCGCATCCCAACAGTGCAACCCATATCCAGCAACGCTCCCAAACGCTTTCGGCACCGACGCGCCGACTCCCGTCGCCAAAACGCGCGTAGCCACTGAGCGGCTCGCGCCTTTCGCGTTGGGTCGACGACGTGCGCGACCACTGCGTCCATTCGTGACGCGTGTATTCCTCCTGCGTGCCATTGTCACAACGAAAGCACGACAAATCCGGCGTCAGTATGACAAAGACAGCCAGACACGCAACGTGATGAGCCGTAGTGCGACACAGATACACCTTGAAGGAAATCTCTGGCCCCCACCAGAGAAATCACGGCTCGTTTTAGGGTAAGTAGTTAATTACGGAAGCAGGCTCAAAACCACGGGTGAGCCAGTCTCTTCCTGAGTGCCGACTTGAAGTCGACGGGTCTGTCACGGGTCACTACTCCCACAAACATACCGGGCGTGCAAAACTAGGTCGTGTGAGCCACGAAAGATGGAGGGGGCGTCCTCCTGCAACGCGTAAAAGCGGGCCGTAACCCCCGCCAGTCCATTTTGTCTGTTGTGCGTCGCCTTCTGCCAAAATGGCTTCCTCGGCGATTATCCACCCACGCGCGCTACGTGAACGGAACATCCGGAACGGTCCCCACGTCTTCACGGATGCGACGCAGTGAACGCCGCAGAGCCGGACTAGCAGGTCCCAGAACCTTCGAGCCACCACTCGCACAACAGAACCGCCATTTTACAGCCCCCCTCCCAAGGGGCCAACCCACGCGCAGGGTTAACAGCGGTGCCCTCACCGTCGCCGGCGCTACCCGGCTTCCAGGCTCTTCACCGAACTACCCTCGGCTACTGAGGCATAAGGCAACCTTCGGGGTATGGCTCGGGCCGATGACGTCACTCAGCCAAAATGGCTCGCCACCGCCACCCCTATCCGAGCAAAGCTCTAAGCTCGGAACGGTACTCGCATCCGTGCGCCAGCGGCACTCTTTCGTCCAGTGTGCGCCCGTCGAAGCACACACCGTAACGCACGGACCCCACCGGCTCTGTGTCAACCGATGGGTAATTGTGTGGCCGTAGCCACAAAATGCCCCCCACAGGGGGAGCCGACTCATGCAGCTCACACGAAAAGAATTAATTAAACTGCACGGCAGCGGACTCACGCCAGCCAAGAGGCTGGCATGCCGACCGCGAGGTCTGCTCCATGTCGGTCGTGCGGAGGTTGTGCGCAGGCTGTCGCCCACTCCGCATCGGTGAAGTCGCCGCACGAGACGCGCGCCAGTTCCTTCCAGGCCTCGGAACCAGTGCCGTTAAACTCAGGGAACTCAATGTCGTTCAACTTCGAAGAACCGTGTTCTGGTAACTCGCCCGTGGTGGCAAGGTAGAACTCTCGGACCTTCTCGTCGGACACATTCTTTCCGCCCCGATTGCTCTCGTACATGCTCTTCAAGAAGGCGTAAAACGGCTCGACTCGCGTAAAATCCGCGGCCAACGTGGCGGCGAAAATGCGATTGCAGGTCTTTAGCTCCTCGGGAGTGACAGAGCTCGTCGTCCACTGTTTCGTGGTCAACAACCTCTTCATCTCTGGGCACGCCACGTAGGAATCGCCGTCTTTGACGGCGACGCCGTCCTTTATTAGGACGTCGTACCCGACCACCCTGGCATAATCATGCCCAGTGGTGGCCTTCCAGGAGAGCTTCGGGTTCCAGCCCCAGCGGAGGAAAAAGTCATCCGCGATGCTGGTCTCCGACCCGCTACGATACGCTTCCCACACAGGCTCTTCCAGCCTACCGAGTGTGTCATCGCCCTCAAACACGAGCATCGCCAAATACTTGTTGCCATCCCTCGCAGAAGTGTAGAACAGCTTTTCGCCATGAGTTCGGACCAATGACTCAATGGCTTTGGACACGTGACCCGGTTCGACCAGGAAAGAGCCCCAAGCTATCAAATTCTGCAAGAAATTGCCAGAGCTGGTGAGACGATCACCGCTCTCTCGCATGGCGTTCGGGAGCTCAAGTTTAAACTTGCGCTGTGCCCCGGTCTCGTCTTTGTAGCGCATTGACCACACGCAGGCTTTCGTCCTGTCGTTGACCACTCGCTCGAACAATGAAGGACCGACGTCCTCCACCCCGATGTGGGAAGCGATGTGGCGGAGAATCACGCACTCGCACTCTTTCAATTTGGCAGAGATGCCAAACTCAAACGCAGTCAGGTCGTTCTCACACCAGCGACCGTTGCGCATGCCACTGAGGGCACCGGCAATGTCAGACAATGCCTCGCGCTTGGTGCGGTGTTTGATCGACATCTTCTTGAATTTGTGGAAGAGTACGTATTCGTACACCCAGGCGACTTTAGCCAGGGCGCACAGGCGAATCTCCTTGTGGTTCGCGATCGGTCGAGGCTTGGGCTTGGCTGAAACTTCAGCCTTGACGAAGGCATCGACGAACTTGCTGTAAGACAAGCCGTCGCCCTCCGCCTCCTTCATCGCGTCCAGCTGCCATTGCTCCTTCTGCTGTTCAGAAAGCTTGCGTGGCAATGCAGTCTTGGTCAACGATTCGTAGCCCATCATAGCCTTTCCACACTCACGCTCCGTGAACACCTGGGCACAGAGCGCGGCAATGATCTCGTCGCGTGCTTTAGCCTCTTTCTCACTGGGCTGATGCACGCCGACGCCCTTGTTGCGCAGCGTGTTAGCTGCTTCCAAGTTCCTCGGATCATTGCTGAAAAGGTACACCTCCTTCTCTGACATGCTGGGGAAACGGGCCTGCGCAACGCGAGCGCCGACCTCTTCTCCTTCAGCCTGTCCCGACGTGCTTGCCGTGCCCGGGGCTTCCACCACAGTACTTTTGATTGTGGTCCCGTCACGGAAGGCTGATTGCTGTGAATTCACACGCTCAGCAGACTCAGCCGATGCAATACTGCTGCTGTCGTCACCAGTGCTGACAGCACCACCACTGACTGAAGCATCATCAGTGGCGCCCTTCCCGCCGTCCAAAATGGCTTTGGCGGGTGTCTCCTTAACGCGTCGCCATGATGTGGCGTTGCGAGGCTGATCGGTAAGACACTTGATGAGTGCGTCGATCACGCAACAAGTGTGTCCTGAGCGAAACGTCTCTTCATCTTTGATGGCGTGCAGGCCAACAGTGAGGAGAGCGTTCGCGCGCCTACCGTCCCGCTCAGCGGAGAGCAAATTAACAAGCTGGAGATCTGCATTGGCAGGTTTCATGCCCCACAACGTGGTAGCTCCGCATTTTGCCGAGAGGGCTCGTGCGTCTGCAACCAGTCGCGCCGGAAGGTAAACCATGTGGCCTTTGTACTTGCGCTTCCGAGAAAGCACAGACGAATGCCTGCACCGCGAACAGTTTGCGGGGATGATCATCTTCCGATACACATTATCACTGCCAACCGGGACAGACAGATCTGCCAGCTCATCCGCATGACACAACGAGCACAATGCTGGGCGACCGAACCCGAACATCACGACCAAAGCGCACACGAATGCCCTGCGTAGTAGCCCGCGCCGAAGCACGCCCCCTGTAGGGTGGAGAGATTTTGGTTTGTTTCAAAGCGACACAGATTCACCTTGAGCCAAA